CCCATGACGTTTTAGGGTCATGGGTTCTTGCTAGTGCATCTGAATTATAAGATATCTTCGACATCTTCACCTCCTAGTATTGATTCATCTACAATAGTCTGATCTTTTGCAGGTTCTTCGTTATTATTATTATCTTGCTTTCTTGGTGTGCTGTCACCTATTCGTGCAGATAGAAACTTAGTATTGCCATCTTTGGATAAGGTTTTCCAACAAGCAATCCTGCGTTTGTCACCATCAGGCATAGTTACTGGTCCACTAAAGTCAGGTAAATCTGCATTTAATGATTTATCATTTTGATATAAAGTACCCATTTTGATATACACATCTCGTGCAACACCACCATCAGGTAGTGTATTTTTTATAATGACAACACGATATTCTGAGCCTTCATTATTAAGTGGTCCTTGTACAAGCAGACTCATGTCTGCTCGTGGCTTAAAGAAACTACCTCTATTTGTATTATCATAATCCGTCATCATCTTCTCCTTTCATCTTTGGTTTGCTGATTTGGATTGTAGGCTTACTTGCTTCGTTACCATCATCATCTTCTGATGGCAAACCATACACCGACTGCAATGTATATCGCTTGGCATATGTAATAGCAGAGCCAATCTTTTGTGGGTTTTCATAATTACTTTGTGACATTATGATCGGTAGCTTTGACACATAAGTACTATCATCAACAACATGACGTACTGTAGTGACAACAACTACTTCTGATTTGGTTTCCATGTGACTTGTGTATACATAGTCAATCTCTTGGGTAAAGAATAAACCAAACTGATTGCCCTGATTTACTGCAGAAATAACAGACTCAAGTGTAGAGTAGTTACTTCTGAAGTGTGGGTTCTTGCCATCTTTCTTGGCAGTCACAGCAAGCTTTTGAAACTCAAGCAATGCTTGTCTCAAAGTTGCAGTAACTTTGGGGTGTGCTTTACTTTGCACAGTTTTTTTGGTATTAGTATTTGTATCTGTCATGTGTACCTCCAATCACAGATAGTTATAAAGGGGTAAGTGGGTCGCTTATCCCTTTTTTGTTATGCGTATAGACCCACGCTTATCTCTTTTGACACTGAGTTTGTCGTTGTATATTTCTGACTCATTGTCTTTCATTTCTGCCTTTAGTTCTTTCTTTGCATTTTCAAATGCTTTTGCATTATCTTCGTACAATAGATATTCTGTACTTGCTAGTGCAAAGCTATTACTTCTTGATACATCACGTTTGACCTTGCCATTGATAGCAACATTGTCTTTGATGCTTTGTTTGACTTTGACCAATACGTCTTCAGGTCTTTCATTGTGTACAACATATTCCCAAAACGCTTTGATCTTATCAAGCATATCAGTTTGATAGTCTTTGTTCTCACTGACAACTACACACTCATGCTTGTTGCCAAAGATAACAGAGAATACCATTTGTGGCAGACCTGATATGTACATATAGAACTGCATTTGTGGCATATAGTAATCCAACATATAGTCCATATCATTACGACTATGTGTGTGCTTACATTCTACACCAATGTATTTGTCACGATCTTCACCATCAAGTGTACCTTGTAGTTTGATACTGCCATACATTTTTGTATGTTTAGACTGTGGTACAAAGTCATACTCATAATATTTTTGTAACCAATTTAAGTTAAAAATTTCTGTGAAAGAACCTAACTGAACATTGAACTCATGTTGCAAATCTTTACGACCTAACAATCCAGTTTTTATTTTCCATAGTTCTTCCCACTTGCCTTGCATCAGAGATACCATATCGCTACCTCTGATGAAGTCTTCACGCATAGGTGCGTGACGTAGTTCTGTTGTCATAAGACCTCCAATCTTGCTATCAGCATACTACATTTATTGTTATAAATCAAGCACTTAATGTGCTTTACCATAACCTCTGTAATCAGCAGTCATACCTTTGGGTTGAATTTTTTCATCTCTATCTGAATAATATTTTACAGACATGAAATAATTCATATATGGTTTTGGTATGTACCGATCATAATCTTTTTCTTTCAATGCTTCAGGTGCATCTTCAAATTTTTCTTCATTCATCTTCTTGCTCCCATACTTCTTCGATTTGTGTACTCATTTCATCTGTTTGTTCACAACCTATGAAATCACTTTCTGCCCATCTATCTCTAGCTTCTTCTTCAGACTTTGCTTTTACAGTATATTCTTTTACAACGATTGATGAGCATTTCACAATATAATTTTTACATTCATCATAATGTTGTTGTGCAAATATCATTTCTTTTAATGATGTCATATTATTCTCCTATTGCTGAAATTAGTTTACTTGATACTGCTTCGACCAATGACTTACGATAGTGCAGCATTGGCTCTACATACTCATTGATCTCTGCTACAGTTGGAAAGAACTTGCAGTTCATAATGACTTTATCACAAGCATATTTCATTATGTCTGCAGGTACATGTTCAAACTTCTTAGCATATACTCTTGCTTTGAATGCTAGGTCTTTCTGTGTCAGGTGGCTTTGTTTAGCTGTACACACCATGACTTCAATAAGCCATTGATGTATATCTTTGGGATCAGCTACAGTCATACATTCTTCTAATGCTTTTTGTACAGCAATCCTATTGCCACTTAGCTTATCAGCACAATCTGAAATAGTTGGCATTTCCCAACGTGCAAACATATATTGATTGTTTGTTTTCTCAGTTATCTTTGAGTTGATTATAGACTCCAAGATAGAAACTGTCGCTTTCGTTACTTTGTTTGGATCTGATCCTGCTTGTGCGACCAGTGTTTTTGCGATTGAGTTGTTTCTTACACCATTCGCAATAGACTGTATTCCAGTCTTGTTTGTCGTATTGGTTTGTAATATAGAAATGTTTGAAGTATTTGATCTCTCTGTCATGGTTGACCTCCTTGTATTGATTGATTACTTCTTGGCTTGGTTGCCATTCTTTAGTTAGTTTCGGCATGATGATCTCCTATAACGCCATGCCAATATTCATTGTAGAATTGTTCTGCAAAATGATCACACCAATCTTTCTCGTATTGAAGTTTAGGTTTGATATTGTAATTTATAAACCTTTTGACTTCTGCTACATCTTCAGACTCGCTGATCTTGTCTTCAAGTCCTTTGATTTCTGATACCTTTTGTTCGTACTCAAGGTATATATTATTTTGTAAGTTTGTCATTGTCACCTCTCTTACTATGTAATTGTAATTTAATTTCTGTCATACGTGCAGGTACAACAATATCTCTATTACATTTGCCACAACAATATCCAGTATCATGTATAGGTTCAGGGTTGTGACCACCATGCCAGTAGATATGACCATCTTTATCACGATCAGGTTCTATGTCTTTTTTACATATAACACAAGTTAGATTATAATTCATTTGATTAACTCCTTAAATATTTTATCAGGAATAATGGCAACCCATCTTGGATCACCAGTCTTACGTTTATACATAGCAATATCTTTTCCTTGTAACACTTTGAAAACACTAGGAAATTTATCTACTGCTCTGTATTTTATTTCAACAACATACTCTTTATCATTGATAATTAGTTTGATGTCACCAGTATGCTCACCACCAAGACTACCTGATAGTGGCACTTTTTTAGCAGATAACTTCCATGAGTTAAATAGTTTTACAAACCAATTCTCATGGTAGTTACCTTTACGCTTACTTTTGCTTGTCATTTCTTTTCCAATAATTTTTTGGTAATGTAGCTTCAAGTGCATTTATTCTTATCTGTACATCATTTAAAACTTGATACAATGATGTTAGTTTACCATAAATATTAGCTTCATCTGCATTTTCTTGTGCTACTTTGATAAACTCATATGGTATTATATTTGGTGGATTCTTATTCATTTAAAACTCCTCATCTGTTGCTGTGATAGTTAAGTAAACTTGCAATGCTTCACACCAACATAACAAGTTAAAGAGTCTAGGCTCACGCACCATACGTTCCCATTCTCCAAACAGTTTTGTATCAACACCAATGTCTAAAGCTATTTGTTCCTGCGATAGTTTTTTTATTCGACGCAGGAACACTAGCCTTTCAACAATAGATTTGTATTGATACTTAACTGTGTTTTTCATTTGAAGTTTGTGTGTTTGATTTGTGAATCATGCAAGATATCTTCAATCATTTTAGATGCTTGTATGTCAGGATTCATTTCTTCCCATAGCTTTGTACTTGCTACTATCATTTTGTTAATCCAAACTTCAGGGTGTAGATTACCATATGGTTTAGCTACATCACATATGTGATCAAACAATTCTCTATGATCAGCAGGGTGTGCTATTCTTGCATAAGCAGCACACATTTTTTCTTCTGCTTTTGTTAGTTTTATTTCCATGTCTACCTCCATTATTGAAACATTGAGTTGGGTCTGTTCATATATGATAGCAATTTACTGTTTCTTTCAACAGTAGTTTTGTGCTTATCTTTTACTTCTTGTGGGTGGGATATCCAATCAGTAACAGTATTGTATAGACCCCACTTGTTCTTACCAATAGTTGCACGATACTCATTCCACAATGACATGAGATTATCATACTGTCTTTGGTTACGATACTTACCATCAACAGTTGCTCTTGGTGTGTATGTTAATTTATTAAACATAGACTCTACATCTTGTTCAGTTATTGATGTATTGTACCACTCACGATATCGTTGTTCATTGCTGCGAAACTCATCAATTAGATGCTCGATATGTCCAAAGTTATAATAGAATTTACCATTATGTTTTTGCATATAGTTGGCAATTTTATCAGCAGAAGTACAACCATTCTCACACCATAGTCTAAATCCATCTGCTGTAATCATAACAGACCACACACCATTGTAAGAGTTACGAACTGTGATACGAAATGCTATGTAACCATGCAGTTGTGGGTCTTGTATCTGTACATCTCTGCAAGTGAATGTAGCTTTCATCATCTGACCACCTTGTAATATCTGTATGTTTGGCACGATATCTTGTGATCTTAGACGTATCATATCCCATATAGGTTCTATGATTTGTTTGTTAGTTACTGGTCGATATGCAGTTGAATGATTGCCAAGATATTCCATAGTATCTTTCTTAACAATCATCATTCTGTCGTGACACTTGACTAGTTTTGTAGCACAGTCATCATCATATGTACCTGCCATTGGTATAGTATCAATATCAAAATCATACTCATCAATTCTTTCAGGTAACTGTCTTATAGTTGATATATGGTTCATTATGTTCTCCTATATTGTGTTGATTGAAAATAAAAACAAAATACCTATAACCATAAATAGATATAGTGTCGCAAATAATAATGCTTGAATTGTTGTGATAAAAAATCTCTTCATCTTTTAACTCTCCATACATAATATTTTAACTTGTTGACTCCATAGGATAGTGTATAAACTCCTAGTGTATACATACCAATCCATAGCATAATACCAAAATCATACTGTGAATATTCCCATGTTAATATTAGTGTGAGTGTAGTCAACACAGCACCCACAATAGTACAAAGAATGTAAGTCATTGATACCTCCTCATTATTTCTCTGTCTTGTTGTTGATAGTTATGTAATGAAATACAATCTATTACATTGAGTAATTCAATACGATAAATCATTACGATTGATGTAACGAATACAATCATTACGATATGTGCTTTTGTCATAATAAAACTCCAATTCAATACGATAGCTTAGTCCACACAAGTACACGCTATCACACGCTAGATTACCCCTTAGGCATGGTAAGGGTGGGTGGGTGGGTTTATATATAGTTACTGTTGGTTGGGTAAATAATTCCAAGCGAGGAACGAGCCTGGAATTTTTATCTATAGCTTATATATTCTTATAGTAATTTATAGTTTGCTTCGTTTCTAAAATGAAGTCGCTTTGTTTCTTTGGCGAGTCAAAGAAAAAAAAATAACCTCTGCTAAATTAATAACAGAGGTTAGTTGTTTAAGTTAAGCTTTTGTTAATCTTTGCATCATAGCTTTCTTTGTATCTACATGGTTGGTGTTTGTTTTAGTTTCACCACTTGCATATTCTTTATAATCTGCGAACCATTTTTGACCAAAGTCTGCAGTTGATTTTCCTTGATTCCATTTTCTATCACAGACAACAGAAAAAATATTTTCAAACAAATCATAAATAAATAATCCGTTGTTGTAAGATGCTTCAGCTTTAACCACTTTATCTGATTTTCCTGCATCAGGATTGTTAGGGTTGTTTTCAGTTTCTAGATTTGAACTATACTGAATTTCATCTAAATATTTTTTCTTAGATGCTAATGACCAACCAATTTGAGCAAGTACACCTCCATAGAAGTAACAAGCGTCTTTGTTGTAATATGGGTTGTTTTCACCACTTGTTCTTTTAGCTGAACTAGGTGCGTCAAACTGTTCTATATCTAGATGTTCAACAATAGATTGTGTTAGATTAATTATTAAATCTTGAGTGTTTTTTTTCTTAGTCATCTTAGTTCTCCTTATATTGTTATATTTTTAAGATGCCCTGCACTTTGAAACATGGCTAGGCAGAGTGTCCAATCTAAATGGGTGTTAGCCAAGCACAGAGTACAGAGCATACTTTATCTCAGCAGTACAGATGCCAACATCAGCATTGCTTTGTACGACAATGCTTGGGTTATCCACTTCCCATTTAGATTTGAAATGCAGAAACAACATCTGTAACATTACTGAAACCACACTCTGAATAGTTATGTTACAAAGCTTGTCTTAAAAATATGACAATATTAGGTGAGCTTGACTAAGTAAAAAAATACTCAAGATTGGTGTTTATGAGATTGTGTGATTGTGTGTGAATATAAATACCCTTGACAAGGTTTTGAAAAGTGTTTTAAAAAGAGGGGGTAAGGGGGTGTTATCGTGTTAGATAAGATAAGAATTACGAAACGACAAAGGCTGTTAGTTGATACGATTGTAGCAAATGGTTGTAGTATAAAAGAAGCAAGTCTTGTTGCAGGATACTCAAAAGGTGATAGTGGTAGAGTGACAGCTAGTAAGACTTTGAGGTTGCCACATATACAAGAGTATATGCAACAAAGGATTAGAGAAAGCATAGGATTAAATGCTACGAAAGCTTCTCATAAGATGTTAGAGCTAAGCACTTCTGCAAAGAGTGAGTATGTCCAACTTGAAGCAAGTAAAGATATACTAGACAGAGCAGGATACAAACCAGTTGAAAAGTCAATGAGTTTAGTGCAAGGTAATATTAATGTAAGTATCGATCTTACCTAGAGGTGAAGACTGTGAGTACAACTGAAGAACGTCAATTAGGATACGCCCATGAGTACTATGTGCTAGGGGGGTTAAAAAATGATAAGCTCTACTCTACAACACGTCTTTCACAAACAATAATATTCAAAAAGGCTCGTAATGGCTAAGACACCTGCATGGCAAAGAAAAGAAGGTAAGAATCCTAAAGGTGGTCTAAATTCTAAGGGTCGTGCTTCATATAAAG